TGAGCGAGAGCTTGAGCCGCATCTCGGCGTAGGGCGTCTCGCCATTGGCGCCGGCGAGGCCTTCGGCGTTGGTGCGCTCGTAGCCGGCGCAGCCTTCGAACAGCTTCACGAAAGTGCCGTCGTTGAACAGCGTTCCGATCGCGCCCATAAAGGCCTGGTCGAGCACGTCCTGGCGCTCATCGTCGTCGCTGATCGCGACGGCGACAGAGACGCCGAGCTGCGCCGTGTTCTTGAACTCAGGCGCGCCGACGTTCTCGTCGCCGTCGGCGTCGCCACGTTCGGAGACGAAATAGACCGACAGGCATGGCAGGTCGGCCGGCTGGATCTGCCGCAGCGGCGACTTGCGCACCTTGTTGAGGCGCAGCACGCCGCCGGTGAAAACCGGCGCCGCCTTGAGCCGGATGATCGCCTGGTCGCGCAGATAGATCGCGTCGCTCGGATCGGTCACGGCTCGATCCTACGCAACGGGATGTCAGCGCCCCCCTGCCCGTCCGGATGCACGGTGATCGCCTCGTAAGTCACGCCTTTAATTACGAACCGGTCATCGGCAAGTGGAGGCACAGGAAAATCGGCAAACCGGATGCCGAGCGTGGTCTGCTGATCGGCAAGCATGGCGCCGTCCTCGACCGCGATCTGCAGCGCGCGGCTCGCGAAGATGCCGCGGGCCGCATAGGGCGGCGCGCCCCGCTGCGACGCGATCGGCGTGACGGTCACCGGGATGGCGAACGTGTCCTCGCACGGTGCGAGCACCAGCGCGTCGAAGTCGATCACTGCTCAGCTCGCAACGATCCCGGCGACGTGCGACCAGAGCGCTCGGCGGTTGCCGAGGCTCGAGGTCACCTCGCAGTGCAGAACGTAGAGCTCGCCCGGCATGGCACCCCCGAACTGCACCGATACGATCGTGCCATTGATCGTCGCCGGCCCCAGCAGCCGCGTGGCTGGCGACCCGTCGATCCCGTTCTTGGCCGTGCAGCTCCATGCCGCGGAGGCGACACTCTCCGCGCCGGCGAGCTCGGTCCCGAAGTCGAACGCGAAGGGTTCGTCCTCGTCCTGCTCCGCGGGATCGAAATCCTGGCCGACGTACATTGGCGGACCTTCACTTAGGAAGGCGAAGCGTCCGTTTCCGGCGACGCGGCCGCCGGAGCGTGCGGAAGGGAGCGGACGCGGATTGAGGAATGAAACCCGCGAGCAGCGGATCCGTTGCCGACAGATCGAGCAGGGCCGACGCCGCGATCGGAGATTGGACCGTGTCGACCACGATCACACAATCCGCCGGCACAGCCACGCCGCCCGAGACTGGAAGCACGGGATCTGGTGTCAGCGTGGCATCGACTTGCAGCGGATCCAGGATTTCGATCGACAGCACGTCCGCGAGGGCGGCCGATAGCACGAGCTCGGCAGCAGCCCGATGATCAGCGCTGACGTTCAGCACGGATCCCAACCAGACCGTTGTATCGACGGACACCGCGCTCAGCGTCTCATCATCGGTGCCGGCATCGGCCGCGCAGGCGAGGAGGCTCTCACCATTGAATGGGTTGTCGATGATGGACAACAGCGCGGCCGCACCCCGCACCAGGCCGTCGGCCGTATTGGCGAGCAGGTTCTCGCCGTTGAATGATGCGTCGACCGAGAACGAGAGCGCTGTCTCGACCGACAAGAATGCATCGCCGGCGCCGGCGGTAAGAAGGCATTCGCTGCGGCTGGAGCCGTCGGCCGCGTTGGTAAGCAGGCTCTCGCCGTTGATCGGTGCGTCGATCGAGAGCGAGAGCGCCATGTCGGCCGGCACGAATGCATCGGCGCCGTCGGGAAGCAAGCACTCGCTACCGCTGGGCGCATCTGCGGAGGACGACAGCATCGATTCTGCCGATATGATGCTATCGACGATTGCTGCGAGAACGATCTCGCCCGGGATGCCACTATCGGCGAAAACCGCCGTGACCGGCGTGTAGGTGAGAACGATCAGCCCGTCGACGCCGTTGCTCCCTGCGACCGCCGATGAGTTAGACCCTGCGGCGCCACCGCCATATTGGCCGCCGTTGCCGCCTCCAGGATCCTGCGGAGCGCCACCCCCGCCCGAGCCCGCTTGCGCGCCGTCGCTCGTTTGCGTTCGCTCGGTGCCCTTGCCGGCAGCAGCGAGGTTATTCCCGCCAGCCCCTCCGAACCCGGCATCGCCTGAACCGCCGGCCCCGCCGGATGGCGCCACATTGCCTGGGCCGTTCGGGCCGGCGGCGCCGGCAGCCGGACCGTTCGTATTGTTGGCTCCGGTGTAGCCGTCGAACTTCGTTGTGCCGACGCTATTGCTCGCAAGGCCCGGAGTGCCCTGTGAGCCGCGCCCAGCACCACCGGGGCCGCCATGCTTGCCCGCGTCCGCGAGGACCGTCAACGTCGAGCCGAACCACGACGGCGTACCGTCTGTCGCGTTGTTCGTGCCGCCGGCCGTCGCGCCGATACCGCCGACGCCGACCTGAAACGGGATCGTGGCGCCGGGCGTGGCCGCAAGATTTGCTATGGCCGCATAGGCGCCGGGCCCGCTGGGGCCGCCGTTATGACCGGCGCCGGACGTCGTCGTCGACCCACCGCCGGCGCTCGCGCCGATGCACTCGACCGTATCGAATCCTGCGCAATCCGCAGGCACCGTAAACGGCGATGTATCAACACCGTTGCGGAGAAAGATGACGACCTGCGTCATTGCGCCTTCTCATGCGACGCGCAGGCGGCGCGCGACGTTTCGAGATCAGCGCGTCGACCCGGTGGCGCGGAACGTGAAGGTCGTCTTGGTGGGCGCCTGGCCGGCCGGGATGGTCCAGCGCAGCCAGATGCCTTGCGCGCCGGCCGAATTGGGCGCGGCGCCCGAAGGAAGGTTCTGCGGGCTCGGCACGCTGATCGCCTGCGGCGCCGCGCCGTTCGAGAAGGCGGTGATGCCCGACGACGGCGCCGTCTGGCGGTTGGCGATCGTGCCGGTATCGTTGAGCGCGCTGGTGAGCGCGAAATCGAGCGTGCCGGCGCTGGGGTCGGTCTGCTTGGTGATCGCGGCGAGGATGAGCGAGGTCGTGGTATCGTTGTTGACGTAGAAGACCTTCTCGTAGAAGACGCGCTGGGCGCCTCCCGCGACGTCGGCCGAGGCCTGGTAGAACGGCCGCCGCACTTGCGTGACCTGGTTGGGCGCGGACTCGAACAGCATGCCGTGATGGATGCTGTAGGTCGTCGCGTTGGTCGGCACCGTGCCCCAATCGCGATTGACGGTGACGACGTCGCCCGAGATCGCGACGGCGCGTCGTATCTGGTTCTGAACGCCGGCCGGGCTATTGTTCGTGACCCGCACGATCATGCCGAGGGCGGCGCTCGCGCCCTGCCCCGACGCGAGCGTGATGGTCGCACCCGCCGTCGACGTCGCCGCGGCGCCGGCCTGAGCCGTGCCGGTCTCAACCGCGGTGTGGCTGATCGCCGCGAGATCCCCGGCTGCCGATCCGGTGATGACGCCCTTGAGCAGCTCGGAGAACGTCTGCGCGCCGTTGACCAGCGTCGTGCCGTTGAAGGTCTTGGTCTCGGTGACGGTGCCGCCGCTCGCATCGGCGCCGGTCAGCGCGATCGACTGCGTCGTGTCGCCCGAGGCCGATGAGACATAGTCCATCAAGCCATTCGGCGAGATATCATTGAATACGACGCACGTCGCGAAATTGACCGCACCGCCGGTCGTGAGTCCGTCGGCATCCGGCATGTTGGCCGAGCCATAGATGACCAGGTCGGGCGTGATCACGGACATGACGCGCTACTCGCTATTCGCCAATCGGCTGTTCGACGGCGGGCTCGTTCAGGCCGCCCGCGTCTTGCTGCCCTGCTCGGTAAAATTCGGGCCCTCGCCGATCTCCGGCGCGATCTTGTCCGGGTCGATCAGATATCCGGTCTCGCGCAGGTGTTTCACCTCGTCGGGCGGCAGCGAGACCTCCTGTCCGGGCCCGTATTGCTTGATCGCCGGCTTGAACACCGGCTTGCCGGTTTCCGGATCGCGGCCGGCCACCGTCTTGCGCGTCAAGTCGGGCACATCGATGGTGCGACCGCGCGCGACGGTGGCGCGCTCGAGCTTCTCGGGTTCGGCTGCATCGATCGTGGCAGCGGGCGACGTGGGCGCCTGGGCGGCGGCTGCGGGCTTGGCCATGGAGGTCTCCGAGTGGTGAGGAAGATGGTGCCCCGAACGCGCGGCGCCGCGTGTGCGAGCACGCGAGCCTCAAGCGACTCGCATCGCCTGCGGCCGTCGCCGCGCGTCCTGAGGGCCTAACGCGAGATCGATCAGGTGAAGACCGCCGGACAGACGGTCGCGCCGAAGCAGGCGTTGGCGCGCGACGGAATGACGATCGGCGCCGACTGCATCATCAGGTAGCGCTGCGCCGGATCGTTCTCGACCCAGGTCTTGGGCGCGAATGGCAGTGAGACGTAATTGAACGCTGGATCGAGGATCGATGCGAACGCGCGGGTTCCCATCAGGTCAGGGCCAGCGAGCAGGACGGTGCCGTCGGTGAGCATCGGCACCTCGGTATCGCTGTCGTTGACATACCACTCATTGTAGACCCAGAGGTCGTACTGGCCCCACTTGCCCTTGAACACGCCGCCGCGCTCGATCTTGGCGCCCGGGTCGACCACGTTGCCGCTCTCGCCGAGCTTCGGATAGTAGATCGCACCCTTGAGCAGCGGATCGGCGAGCCAGCCCTCCCAGGCCGACGTCGTGAAGACGATGTCGGTGACCTTGGCGCCGGACTTCTTGAGCACCTGGCGCTGCCAGGCCTCCACGTCGGAGGTGGGCGACGCGTTGCCGGCGAGGATATTCGCTGCCGTCCACTGCGCGCTGCCGGACTTCGCGACGGTCAGCGTCGAGTCGCGGCCGAAGTCGACCAGGACGGTGGGAAAGCCGTCGCCCGAGATCGTCACGGTGCCGCTCGCCAGCGCGCTCGCGCCCATCCATTCCAACCGGCGGGTGAGGATGTCGACCTGGTCGGTCATCTCGGCCTCGAGGTTCGCCATCTCGCGCTCGGGCCCGGTGAGCTCGCCGCCGATGCGCTCGCCGATCATGCGCCGCACCGGCTTGCGCAGGTCGGGCGCGCGCTTGTCCTTGATGTAGGCCGGCTTGAACGTGTTGGTCTGCATGCGGCGCTGCTCGACCAGCTTGCCCTCGACCAGCGGCGAGACGAACGGCGCGATGCGGCGCTTGCCGATGTCGACGTCGATCGAGACGAACTCGGTGTCCGA